AGGACGCCATCGGCATCCTGCTGGATGAAATCCTGCGGCTGCGCGGTATCATCGAGGGATGCGAGCACACTACCTCCACGCCTCCACCCTCGAGGAACTCGAGACAAAGGTAAATAAAATCCTTTTCACGAAAGGGGCCGAGGCTTGTGTCCTCGGCCCCTTTCATGCAGAAGACTACTTCTATATCCAAGTCGTGATGGCCCCGGAGGAAGGAAGCCATGTTGATCCACGCTGAATCCGTTACTTTAACCCTAATCGGTCGCCCTCCCCTCCGCTTCGGGCCGACGGTCATCGAGATCAAGGAAGGCGTGGTGCGGATCGGGAAGGAGATTTTCCCTCTCGCCGGGATCGAGGTCCTCACCTATGAATAGCGAGGCAGAGTTCCAGGAATACATGCTTGGGAAGCTCCGCGGCGCCGGGTGGGACTGCCAGAAGTTCCAGGATGCGCTGCAGGGCGGGATCCCGGACGTGCTCATCGGACGCAAGGGCGCCGGGGCCTGGATCGAACTGAAGTGGATCCCGGAATGGCCCAAGCGGGAAACCACGAAGCCGCCCCTGAAGTTTCGCCCCGGACAGGTGCCGTGGCTGCGGCGGTGGCATGGACGCCCCTTGCCCACGGGAGTTCTTCTTGCTTCTCCAGCAGGGTGGGCGTGGATTCCCGCGCCCAACCTTCTGCAGGCAATGAAAGAGCCGTGGGTCAACCTCCGAATCACTCCGGGGCTGCCCACGGCAGAAGAGATGTGGAACGCAATTCTGGGCCGAAGGCCCTAAGAAGGTCCCTTTGGGACCTTCTTCCGGCTACGCCGGGAAGTATCGGGTGCCCTTCTTTGCGCCCTCCCGGCGAATGGTGCCTTCCTCAAGGGCCACGGACACCGCACGGGCAACCGCAGCAAGGCTGAACTTGCCCCGGAAGTATTCCTGCAGCAGGGTGAGGTTCATCTCCCCCGGGCGATCCTTCACCCGGGCGATAACGGCGGAAAGGGCACGGTCAGACTCGGTTTTTCTCGCGGGCATGGTTAGACTCCTGGAAGGAACGGGGGTATCCCGATCCCTCAAGATAAGGATAAAGAAACCCCATGTCAATGTCCGAGCGAGAAAGAGCAGTGCGACACAGGCTCAAGACGGACTTCGAGCACTATGCCGAGAAATGTCTGCGGATCAAGACCAAGAGCGTTGGCAAAGGACTGATGCCCCTGAAGCTCAATCCCGCGCAGCGCCTCTTGCACGAAGCTGCCGAAAGGCAGCTCCGTGAAAGAGGAAAAGTCCGTATTTTGATCCTGAAGGCCCGGCAGCTGGGCGGATCGACCTACGTCCAGGCCCGGATGATGTGGAAGACCACGCACATCGAGGGCATGCAGGGCTACGTGATGGCCCACAAGGACGACTCGACCGCCAAGATGTTCAAGATGGCCAAGATTTTCTACGAGAACCTGCCGGATCTCGTGAAGCCTTCACGGGCGGCCAGCAACTCCAAGGAGATGGAGTTCGACAAGCTCTTCTCGGGCTACAAGATCGCCACCGCGGGCGGCCGGGAGTCGGGCCGATCGGAAACCATCCACTTCCTGCACCTTTCCGAGGCGGCCTACTTCCCCGATGCTGAGGCCACCATGGCAGCAGTGCTGGAAGCCGTCCCGGGCAATGAGGGGACGGAATCCTGGATCGAGAGCACTTCGGCCGGCCCCACGGGCCGGTTCTACGAGATGTGCGCCGAGGCCCTGGCGGGGAAGAGCGAGTATGAGGTGGTCTTCTGCGGTTGGTTCTTGGACCCGGACTATTCCGCCGCGCCGCCTCCGGACTTCGTTCCGACCGAGGACGAGGAAGCCTACCGGGACGAGGTGGCCGAGAAGGCGGGCTACCTGCTGTCGGACGCCCAGCTCTACTGGCGACGGCTCAAGATCGTGACTGGACGGGGCATCCATGTGTTTCGCCGGGAGTACCCGTCAACGCCGGAAGAGGCGTTTCGCGTCGAGGCCCCGGGCGCCCTCTGGAAGGCCCAGACCATCGCCAACACCCGGGTGGCCAAGGTCCCAGAAGAGGTGTCGCTGGTGCGTGTCGTGGTGGCCGTGGACCCCTCGGGCGGCAAGGGCGACAAGAACGACGCGCAGGGAATCGTGGTGGCTGGCCTGGGCTCCAACGGCCACGTCTATGTGCTGGAGGACGCCACCTGCCGGAAGTCCCCCGCCGGGTGGGGGGCCAGGGCGGTCGAGATGTTCGACAAGTGGAAGGCCGACCGGGTCGTGGCCGAGACCAACTTCGGCGGCGAGATGGTCGGGTTCGTTCTGGACACCGTTCGCCCAGGCATTCCGAAGAAGGACCTCATCGCCTCCCGTGGGAAGGCCATCCGGGCGGAGCCGGTGGCGGCCCTCTACGAGCAAGGCACGGTTCATCACGTCGGGTTCCACTATATGCTCGAAGACGAGCTTGTGACCTGGGATCCCATGACCGCAAAAAAGAGCCCCAACCGCCTTGATGCCCTGGTCTGGGCAGTGACCGAACTCGCGGTGTCCGGGAACGGATGGACCGCCAACCGAAAGTATGAGGTCTGAGCATGGCCGAGAAACTCACTCCCGACACCCCCTCGAGCGCCTACCTGAAGATGGCGCCTCGCCTGGAGAAAGTTGCCGCCTTGTGGGGCGGGACGGAGACCATGCGCTCGGCCGGGCGGACCTTCCTGCCCCAATACCGGCAGGAGACGAACCGGGCGTGGGAGACCCGTTGCTCCCGGGCGACCCTCTTCAACTACTTCAAGAAGGTGGTCAAGTCCCTGGCGGGGCGGCCCTTCTCCCGAGAGCTGGAAGTCGAGGACATGCCTCCCGCGATGGAGGACCTGTGGGAGGACGTGGACCTGGAAGGGAACAGCCTGCACGTCTTTGCCCAGCGGTGCTTCACCGAGGCCCTGGCCAAGGGCCTAACGCATTGGCTGGTGGACTATCCTGTGGTGGACGCCGAGACCCTGGAAGAGGAGCGGATGCTGAACGCCCGGCCCTACTGGGTGCATGTGCCTCCCGAGGCGCTCCTGGCGGCCTACACCGACAAGGTGGACGGGGCGTTCCGCTATGTCTATGCCCGAATCCTGTGCGAGGAGGTCGAGTGGGATGGCGGATTCGGGGAGCGGACGGTTCGCAAGGTCCGGGAGTGGCGGTCCTTCCCGGAGACGGGCAAGACACAGGTCACCGTCTGGGTGAACGAGAAGAAGGACAAGTGGTTCATCGAGAGCGTGGCGGAGATCGACCTTCCTTACGTGCCGCTGGTGACGTTCTATGCGGGCGAGAAGGAAGCGGAATGCGTGGCCTCCCTGCCGCTGAACGATCTTGCGGACAAGAACATCGAGCATTGGCAGTCCTCCAGCGACCAGAGGCACTGCCTGACCGTGGCGCGGTTCCCCATGCTGGCGGGCAAGGGCGTGTCGCCCAAGGAAGGTGAGGTGGTCACGGTCGGGCCCAATGAGCTGCTGCTGGCCGAGAACCCCAACTCCCAGTACTACTTCGTGGAGCACAAGGGCAGCGCAATCGCCGCCGGGCGGACGGACCTGGAGGACATCAAGGCGGAGATGGCAGTGCTGGCGCTGGAGATGCTGGTGTCCCGCAGCAACCGGCAGACGGCCACCGAGAAGGTGATGGACGCCGGGGACGCCAGCAGCTTGATCAAGGTCCTGGCCATCAACTTCATGGACGTGCTCAACCAGGCCATGGTGATCACGGGCGCCTGGATAGGCATTCCCCCCGAGGAAGTCGGCGAGGTCGAGATCAACGTGAATTTCGACCTGTCGGGCCTGGACGCCAAGGCCCTGGATGCTCTGATCGCCCTCTTCAATGCTGGGGCGCTGCCTGCGGCAGCCTTCGTCAAAGAACTCTACACCCGTGGAATTCTCCGAGAAGATTTGTCTTTGGACACTGCTGATGATACCCCTAAGGAAGCCCCGGATGACCCGGAGGCAGATGATCAGGAGTGATTCCCATGCCCCACATCTTCGAAAAAGCCGTCAACGACCTCGGGAAGGTCCCCGAGGTGTTCCACGGTTTGTATCAGGCCCAGGAGGACGGGTCCTTCGCCATGCCTGACGACGTGTTCAATCACCTCGACAACTCCGGGCTCCGAACGGCTCTGGACAAGGAGCGGAAAGCCGCTTCGACCTCCAAGCGCCTTCTGGACAGTTTCTCCTCGCTGGGCGAATCGCCCGAGGCGATCCAGGCCAAGCTCCAGGAGATGCAGGAGACTCTGGCCAAGAAAGACGCCCACACCGGGCAGTTCGAGAAGTTCAAGGAAGAGCTGAACCGGGCCAAGGCCGACGAGATTGCGAAGAAGGACGGGGAGCTGGCTGCGATGCAGTCCAGCCTCATGGAATACATGATCAATGCCGAAGCCACCCGGGTGCTTGCCGAGCACAAGGGTTCTCCGGCACTCCTGTTGCCGATAATTCAGAAATCGGCGAAAGTGGTCAAGGAAGACAACGGCAAATACGTGGTGCGTATTGTCGACGGCGAGGGGGATCCTCGGTACACACCCTCGGGAACCTTCATGTCCCTGGCGGATCTGGTTGCCGAGATGAAGAGCCACGCCGACTTCGGCAAGGCCTTTGAAGCGTCGGGTCAGAGCGGTGCGGGAACGCCTCCTCGAAGCCCTTCTCAGTCTGGGCGTCCTGGCTCCTACAAGCTCACCCGAGCCGAAGCCAAGGACCCCGCGGTCTACCGCCGGGCACGAGAACTCGCTGCCGCCGCCGGTCAGTCCGTGGAGATCATCGACTAACCCCCTCTCTCAAGGAGAACCACCATGAGCAACAGCCTTGGCTACTACGATCCCCTTTTCTACGCTCAGGAAGCCCTGATCCAGCTGGAAAAGGCCCTGGGCATGGCCGGTCGCGTCCACCGCGGCTACGACAAGGAGCCCAATCAGCTCGGTGGCGTCATCGCCATCAAGACGCCCAGCGTCTTCACTGCCACCGACGTGAACACCTCCACGGGCGGCACCACCCAGGAAGTCCAGACGGGCCAGACCCAGATCACCCTGGACAAGTGGAAGGAAGTGAAGTTCGCCCTCACGGACAAGGAACTGTCCTTCACGGGCGAACAGATCATCGCCGACCACATCCGCCCCGCTTCCTACGCCCTGGCCGATGCCATCGACCAGTCGCTGGCGGGCCTCTACGTGGACGTGCCCTGGGTCAAGACCCTGACCTCCACGGTCGCGGTTTCTGACATCCTCGGCGTTCGCCAGCAGCAGTTCGACCTTGCCGTGCCTCTGGCCGACGAGATGAACATGCACTTCATGATCGACGGCAAGGCCGAAGCCGACCTGCTGGCCAACGCTGCCTTCAGCCAGTATCAGGGCGCGGGCGCCACCGGCGTCGAAACCCAGCTGCGTGGCTACTTGGGCCGCCGCTACGGCTACGAGTTCTTCGCCAACCAGAACACGCCCAACCACACCACGGGCACCGGCGGCGCGGACATGGCTGGCGTGGCTTCCGCTGCGCTCATCGGCGCCAAGACGATGGACATCTCCGGCCTGACCTCCGGCGGAACCATCAAGAAGGGCGACACCTTCTCCATCGCCGGCCACACCCAGCACTACGTCGTGACCGCGGACATCACCGCCACCGGCGGCACCGCCACCGGCATCGCCTTCGAGCCCGGTCTCGAAGCCGCCACCGCTGGCTCCGAAGTCGTGACCGTGGAGATCGGCAACGGCGCCGCCACCAAGCGCCAGAACCTGGCCTTCCACCGCAATGCCTTCGCCCTGGCCATGGCTCCTCTGAGCGACATGGGCAGCATGCTGGGCGCCCGCATTGCCACCGTGACCGACCCGATCACGGGCCTGAGCCTCCGCAGCCGTCTGTTCTACGACGGCGACAAGAGCACCGTGAAGGTCGCTCTGGATGCGCTCTGGGGCGTCAAGACCCTCAATCGCAATCTGGCCGTCCGCGCCCGCCACGCCTAGTCGCGGGACGTGCTCTAACCACCGGGGCGTCCCCACTTGGGGGGCGCCCTTTTCCCTTGAAGGAGGGGGACATGAGCTACACAGGAACTATCAACGGCGCGGCCAATCAGAACTATCCGAGTGCCTCCGCCAACGCCACCTACCTTGTCCTGTCCGGCGGCCGCGTTGGGGGAGCCAATGGCCCCTCCGTCAATGCCGGGGACGTGGTCACTTGCTTGGCCACGAACACGGGCGGAACCCATGCCGAGGTCGGAAGCGACTGGGCGATCACGCCGGCGACGGAAGCTACCAAGCTGGCTTCGGACCTGTCGCAGACGGAAGCTCCCGACATGACCATCGACTCGCTGACCCTGGCGGCCTTGACCATGAAGGCCCCCCGGGTGGGAGTCGCCACCGTCCCGGGAGGCGTCACGACCGTCAGCATTTCCACCCTGGCAGCGAAATCGACCGCGGCCATCCTCGCCACGCCTCGCGTGGCCTCCACCACGACCCCCTACGTGTCGGACGTGGTGGATGGCGAGAGCTTCGTAATCAACGGCGATCCGGGAGTTTATTCCTGGATGATCGTGGACGTGGAGTAGCCTGAAGGCACCCCTCCGGGGGTGCCCTTATTTCTGGAGAAGCCAATGCAGGAAACCGTCAAGATCGTGAGCAGCAAGCGCCCCGAAGGTTGGGTCCTCCTGAATGCAACGGATTTCGATCCCGAGCAGCACAAGCTCTGGACCCCTGAGTCGACCCCGGGTGAGCAGGCCCCCAAGGCTCAGGAGGTGAAGCGTGTCCCTCGTCGTTGAGAACGGAACAGGGTTGGCGAATGCGGAGGCGTTCATCGGGGTGACCGATGCGGACACCTACGCGGCCTCCCGCGGGCTCACCGCCTGGGCGTCGGCCACCACGGCAGCCAAGGAAGTGGCGCTCCGCAAGGGCGCGGACTACCTCTGCCGGGTCTACTCCTACGTGGGGGTGCCGTCGAACAACACCCAGGCACTCGCCTGGCCGCGGGTCGATGCCGTGGACCCCTACCGATGCTTCCTCATCGAGGGGGTGCCAGCGGAGCTCAAGCAGGCCAACGTCGAGCTGGCCTTCCGGGCGCTGACCACCGAACTGCTCCCGGACGCTCCTGGGAACACCACAGGGTTCCTGACCATGGAGTCCGAGGAAGTCGGCGGGGCCATCCGCGAGACCAAGCAGTATGCCGCCGGAATCGGCCCTCAGACTCCACGGTATCGCTCGATCGACACCCTCCTTCGTCGCCTGCTGCAGGGCCACGGGAAAGCCTATTCGGAGCGGGCATGAGCACGGCAACGCTGAAGGCAACCGCCACTCGCCTCATTGCCAAATGGGGCAGGACGGTCACCATCACGAAGGTGACTCCCGGGACGCCGACCGCCACCCCATGGATGGGAAGCACTCCCGGGAGCACGACCCAGAGCGTCAAAGCGGGCTTTCTGGACCCCCGAAACTCCGAGCAGAACTTCGACTTCGCGAACAAGCTGATCCCCAAGACGGACATCGTCCGAGCGGATTGGCACGTTATCGTGGCCGCGGAGGGTCTCGCGTTCGTTCCGGCCCAAGGACATACGGTCACGGACACGGATGGGACAGTCTACAAGGTGGTCACCGTTTCTCCCGCTGCCCCCGGGACGGACGTGTTTCTCTACATTCTGCAGGTGCAGCGATGACGAACTGGGCCGAGATCATCGAGAAGGCGAAGCGGACGGCGGAAGAGGCCGCGGCCCGGATCGCCAAGCAGGCGCTTTTTCGGATCTACGATGATCACTTCATCACGAAGTCTCCCGTCTGGACAGGCAGCTACATGAGCAACTTCCACTTCACGGAAGGGTCCCCAGCTACGGACTTCGACCCGCCCTTCGAGGACGGCGAATACGGCAGCAACCGCAGCGGCGTCCAGTCCGCGGCCCGAATGACCTATCGGGCCGAGGTGATGAATTCCAACCTGAAGATGGGAGCCACATATTTCGTGACCAACACAGCCCCCTACGCCATGCAGATTGAGATCGAAGGGTCTCCCAAGCGATACGCCTGCGGCATGGTCAAGGCCACCGAGCTGGTCTGGGAAAGCTACGTCGAAGACGCTGCGAGAAAGGACAAGGTGAACAATGCCGTCATCCCTTTCTGACATCTACACGGCGCTGTCCTCCGCACTCAACACTGCCGCGGGCAGCTACAAGGTGGCCTGGGAGAACGACCAGTTCACCCCCGGGACGGCGCCCTACCTCGAACCGCGGCACCTCGCCCAGGAAATCGAGCCGGCCACGCTTGGATCCACGGGCCTGAACCAGCACCGAGGCATTCTCGAGGTTAGTGCGGTGGTCCCCAAGGACTCCGGCGCCGGAACGGCCCTCGGGATCCTGGACAGCCTTCGGACGGCATTCGCCCGAGGCACTCGCCTTACCTACAACGGCTTGACCGTCACCATTGAATCGCACTCGACAGGTCAGGCTTTTCCTGACAAGGCTTGGGTGCGCTACCCTCTCTATGTTACGTGGCGATGCCACGCCCCTTCGTAAAGGAGACATGACATGGCCATTGCTGCTGGATCTCGAGTGAATCTGGCCATCGTGGAAGAGGTGACCCGGAACACGACTCCGGCCACCAACTTCACGACCCTGCGCTACAAGTCCGAAAACCTGTCCCTGAAGAAGGAGACCTTCCAGTCCGAGGAGCACCGCTCCGACCGGGCGATCAGCTCCATCCGGCACGGCATGCGAACGGTGGACGGCAACATCGAGGTCGAAGCCTCTGTGGGCGGCCACGACATGCTGTTCGAAGGCGCCCTGGCCGGAACCTGGGCGGCTGGGACTTCCGTTTCGACCGTCACCGCTGTGGCCTCCGGGAACAAGCTGACACGGGCCACGGGCAGCTTCATCACGGACGGCTATCTGGTTGGCGACATCATCACCATTTCGGGCTACGCCACTGCCGGCAACAACGGCACCGCCCGGGTGACTGCGGTCGCGGCCCTGGAACTGACGATCGCCAGCACCGGGCTCTTCGCCAAGACGCTGTCGAACGACACGGGCGGGGCGGTGATCCTGAAGGGCAAGCGCCTGAAGACGGGCACCACGCTGAAGACCTACTCGATCGAGGAAGGTTTCCTGGACGTGTCCGAATACCGGAAGTTCACCGGCTGCGCTGTGAACGAGATGACCATTACGATTCAGCCCAAGCAGATCGTGTCGGTTTCCTTCGGCATGATCGGCATGGACTCCGACGCGATGCAGTCTTCGGCCTTCGCCCCCGGCTACACGGCCAGCGGAACCAACGAACCGCTGGACGCCTACAACGGCGGACTCTGGGAAGGTGGCGTGGCCAATACCATCGTCACGGGTGCCACCATTCGGCTGTCCAACGGACGAAGCACGGATGGCGTGGTCGGCTCTCCCATCACCCCGGACATCTTCGAAGGCCGCACTGCCATCTCCGGCACGATCAGCGTGTTCTTCGATGACGCGGCCACCTACAACAAGTTCCGCAATGAGACTTCCACCAACCTGGACATCGTGCTGAAGGACCCCAACGGGACGGATTTCCTCCGCGTCGTGGTTCCGGCGATCAAGCTGAACAGCGCCGAGTTCTCGGTGCCGATGGAAGGTCCGGTGCCGGTGAGCATGGAGTTCCAGGGCTACCTGGACAGCACTGCGGGCTGCATGATGTATCTCCAGCGGTCCAACAGCTAGTCATTGGTTCCACGCAACGCAGATCAGGAGCCCCTCCCAGGGGCTCCTGCTGTATGCTGGCGCCTGGAGGTAACCCCTATGTTGAACCTTTCTGAACTTGCCGCCAAGGACCACGCCACGATCCCCGTGAAGCACCCGGTCACCGGCGAGCCCACCGGCGCCACCATCACGTTGGCCGGTCCTTCCAGCGAAGAGTATCTGGCGGCCCGCCTGCGGCTGGCGGAGTCCCGAGCCGGCAAGGAAACCATGACGACCGAGGACCGAGCCCAGATGGGCCTGGATCTCCTGCTGGACTGCATCGTGGGCTGGGAAGGTCTGTCCATGGACGGCAAGAAGCTGCTCCCCTTCACCCGGGAGAACGCCAAGACCCTGTTGTCCGACAGGAAGTTCTACTGGCTCGAGGCCCAGATCGACACGGCCCTGGTGAGCGTCGGAAATTTTATTGGCGCCTGATCCAGACGGCCCAGGCTTACGCGGATGCCGCCTTCCCTCTGGAGAAGAGCCAGGAGGGAGGCGGCACTCTTCGGAGCCACCTGGAACAGGTGCAGGAGCAGACCGGGCAGGTTCCGCAGCGGCTGGCCTCGGTGCCCGAGCTTCCCTATGCCCTTCTCCGGGCCAGGGACTGGTTCTGGGAGATTCGCAGCAGGGTCGGAGGAAACGGCTTCGGGCTGTCGCCGATCAGCTTCGTGGACCTTCAGGCGTGGCAATCTTACACTGGCCGTAGGCCCACTCATTTGGAGAAAAAGGCCATCCTGGTTTTCGACAATGTTTTCGTGAGGGTGATGGGGGAATGAGATGACGGAAATCGTTGCCACGCTTGCCCTCCAGCTCGACATGAAGGGCTTCACCCCGGGGGCGGAGAAGCGACTGCAGTCCCTGGAACGAGCCCTGAACGGGATCGAACGGGCCTCTCGCTTGGCCGCTCCGGCATTGAACCAGTTCACCCAGGCCCTGCAGGGGACGCTGGCTCCGGCGCAGCAGCTCACCGCCATGCTCCCCACCTTGTCGAACGCCTTCAAGGGCCAGAGCCAGTATGCCTCGCGCTATGCGACCTCTCTCACCCGGGTGGCGGATGCGGCGACCAAGGCGGCGCAGGGGATCACATCCATTCCCACCAACCTGCCCTTCGGACCCAAGGGCGGAGGCGGGTCCAGTAGCGGGGGCGGGGCGGCTACCCCCAAATCACCGATCGGGGGATACGTGGGCATGTCTCCCGGCGGCCTCTTCGCCGGGGTCATGCTTCGGGACGCCGGCCTCGGCATCGCCGCGGTTGCCATGGCAGCGCAGGCGGCAGTTGGGGTGGTGGGATCGCTCATCGATAAGTTTCAGGAGATGGGAGCAGCGGCCTTGGAATCCTCCAAGAGCCTCGAAGGGGCACGGGCGGCCCTGACTGCGGTCACAGGGAGCAATGCCCTGGCCGAAGCAGAACTGAAGGGGGTCATCGAGACGGCGCAGCGATTCGCAACGCCCATCAAGGATGCAGCAGAGCAGTATGCCCGGCTGATGGCCGCTGCCGGCGACAACCAGAAGCTGCGGGACAGTGCCAAGCAGACCTTTGAGGCGGTGATGCTGTCCGCGCGAGCCATGAATCTGGGCGGCGAACAGGTCTCCGGCATCCTGACGGCCCTCGAACAGATCATGTCCAAGGGCAAACTGCAGGCGGAAGAACTCCGGAAGCAGTTGGGCAACCGGCTGCCCGGTGCGTTCCGCATTGCCGCGGAATCCATGGGCATGACCACGGCTGAATTGGACAAGGCCCTGAAGGAAGGCAAGATCAACGCGGACAAGTTCTTTGAGAGTTTTGCCCAGGGCCTTCGCAAGAATTTCGCAGGCGGGGTCGAAGCGGCCATGGGAAGTCTGACCTCGCTGCAGACCCGGCTGGAAAATGTGAAGACGCTGCTTGGCGCGGAAGTGGCCACTCAATTTCTGGCTCCGTTCGAGAAGGCGGAAACGCTCGCCATGATCTCCGGCATGGAGAACATGTTGACGCAGATGCAGGGCTCTCAGGACGCCATGAAGAACATGGCGGCACTCGGGATGGTCTGGGGATCGATGAAGGCGGAAGTGTTCAATGCCGGCGCGAACTTCCTTCAGACCATGGCGAATGCCGGAGTCCCAGTTGCAGCGCTGCTGGAGCGCCTGTCAAAGCCCAGCGAGTGGCTGAAGTTCTTCTCGGGCGTCAAGATGATGGAAGGCATCGGCGGCAAGGAAGGTCCGGAACTGCTGAAGCGGCAGGAACAGCTGAAGGCAATGGCCGAACTCATGAAGGAGATCGGAACTGCTGTGGCCCCCGCCGGGCCCCAACTAGGCAAGGACTGGGTGCTGGGGGCGTTCACCAATCAGCAATTGGTGGATGAAGCGGAACGAAGGAAGAAGGCCAACGAAGAGAAGAAGAAAGGCCTCGAGCTAACCAAGGAGGAGCAGCGAGAGATCAAGCGACAGACCTCTTTCGTAGAGCAGCTGATCGCCCAGTATGTCCGACTCAGCCGGGCCCAGGGCGAAAGCGACATGTTCAAGGTCATGTCCGCCAAGCTGGACCCGGCTCGAGAGAGCTTCGCCCGGACGGTGGTGACCATGACGGACCTCGCCCGAGCCGAGCGGGAAACCGAGAAGGCGCTGGAGAAGCTGGACGAGAAATACGTCAAGTTCCTGGACACCGCTTCCCGGCCGCCCGAGGTCACGGGCCTGATCGAGTTCGATGAAGTGACGGCCCGCATCTGGCGGCGGTTCAGCAAGAAGGAGGACAAGGCCCTTGAGGATGCCTTCCTGGCACTGAGCCGGGTTCCGGTCGGTTCTGAGGTCTGGAAGAAGGCTTCCGAGGAAATCGAGAAGTGGCAGCGGTCGGTTGACTCCGCCTATGCGGCCACCCGGAAATTCCAGGAGACCGTGGTTCAGGAGCTTGGGCGGTCGCTGGTGGATGCCGCCTTCAATGGCAAGGAAGCCTGGGCGGATTTCGGCCGGGCCACCCTGCGGATGCTGGCGGATCTGGTGGTGCAGCTGAACATCGTGATGCCCCTCATGGAGGCCCTGAAGACCGGCGCGGGTTCCGGCTCCACCGGATGGCTCTCCAGCCTGCTGTCCTTCGGAGGCAATACCATCATGGGCAACGCCGGGCCGATGAGCCCGGCCGTCCGGGGCCCGTCCATCGGCGCCGGACAGGTCAACGCGCCCGTCACGATCACCATCAACGCTGCCCCTGGCGGCGGGGCCAACACCTCCATCGTCGCCCCTGGCGGGGAGACCTCGCTGGCCCGGGACCTGGAAGCTGTCGTGCTGGGCGTGATCGACCGGCACCAGCGCCCTGGCGGTAGGCTGTGGGCAGGGAGGAACGCTCGATGACCGACACCTTCACCTTCACCCCGTCCTACGCCTCGCGTCGGTCCTTCAAGCCACAGGTCAATGTCATGCGCTTCGGGGACGGCTACCTTCAGGCCGCTCCTTCGGGCATCAACCCGGTCGTCAGACGCTATGATCTCAGTTTCGAGAAGATAACGGACGCACAAGCCAAGGACATCGAGGATTTCCTGGCGCTCAACATCGGGCTGAGTTTCTATTGGACGCCCCCCGGGGACGCGACCCAGAGCCTGTGGATCTGTTTGGAGGAATATTCCCGGGAACACGTCACCTACAACGTCAACAACATGCGGATAACCCTGGAACAGCAGGGCGTCTACCGGACCATTCTGAGTCCGTGGGACTTCGACTTCAGCACCCTGGACGGGTGGACACTTTATGATCCGAACAGCCGAACGACCTCGATCACGCCTTCGGCTTCCGGGACGACATGGCAGTTCCGACTTCCTCCCTCACCTCCGGTGGGGACGCCCTACCTCCTGCTTTGGCGGCCGTTCCCGGCCTTTGGGAACGTGAAGATCGACTTCGAGTATTCCCGCCCCACAATAACCTACGGCAACTATGCCGAGCGCATTCTTCTGATCGTGGACAGCGGAACCAACTTCCCGACCACCAACCAGTTCATCGGAGTCGGGACCGGCGCAGATCCCGACCCAAGCACCACCTACCACCGAGTCAAGTCGCGTTTCTATGTCCCCGAGGCGTCGTCTTCTCCGTACTATGAGTCCGTCACTACGGCCGGCTGGGTCATCAAGCCCTCGCTGACGCTCATGCGGGATGCCAGGACGTGCTCTGCGAGTCTCGGGAATCTTTCCACTCTCGTCCCTCCTAGCACCCTGACTACGGATCCGACACTCATCGGGCCGAAGGCGGGCACCTTGAGTTTCGGCTATCCGACGCGGATCGGCATCCTGATCTCCGCAGAAACTCGGCCGTCGAACCCCGCGGCCTCCACTCTCCTCCTGAAGCGCCTCAAAGTTACGCCGATCCTATGACGGACACCTTCACTCCCTCTTATTCCTCCCGCCCCCTGTAAGGAGTCTCCATGTCCTCTGCGACCAACTATCTCGAGAACAAGCTGATCGATTGGATCCTTCGCGGCCAGGCGTTCACGCCTCCGGCCACGGTCTATCTCGCGCTGTTCACGTCCGACCCGGGCGAGACCGGTTCCTTGGCCTCGGAAGTGGCTGGTGGCTCCTATGCCCGAGCGTCGATGACCAGTGCCTTGGCCACCTGGAGCGGAACGCAGGGCCAGGGGACCACGACCGTTTCCTCCGGCACCTCAGGCACGACCTACAACAATGTGGCCGTGGTATTCCCCGAACCCACGGGCTCCTGGGGGACCATCACACACGTTGCAATCATGGACGCCGCTACCTCCGGGAATGCCCTCTGGGTTGCGGCACTGGCAGAGGCCAAGACCATCACGGCAGGTAGCGGAGCGGTTATCTTCCTTCCGAACGAATTGTCGCTGCAAATCGATAACTAAACGGATTACCGAAGAGGACCAACGCAAGCCCCTGATTCCCAGGGGCTTGTGCCTTGTTACTCTGACCTTGCTTTGGAGGAACGACAATGGCGAAGCAGGTATGGGGAAACAACATCCAGACCCGACTGGCGGCCCCTGTCGCCCCGGGCGATCTGTCCATTTCCGTCGTTTCTTCCTCCAACGTGCCGACGCTCTCGGGCGGGGACTGGTTTCGGGCCACGCTGGCTTCGGGCTATCCCGAGACCGCTCGAGAGATCGTCAAGGTCACTGCCGTGGTCGGGACTACCTGGACGATCGTGCGCGCCCAGGAAGGAACGACGGCGCAGTCCTTCAGCATTTCCGACAAGGTCGAATCGCGGCCCACGGCAGGAACGATGCTCGATCTGCAGTCTCCTAAGACCGCCGTCTTCCGGCTGCGGGACGACACCGACACCACCAAGCAGGTGGCCT